GTATATACTGTACAATATTTCACAAGGACTTAAGCGGCAATCAAGAAGCTCCAGGTTTTGCGAAGTTTGAATTACTCAATGGGTACGAGGACTACCCGGTCGTAGTAACAAAACTTTCAGAGGACAGTAAACGTCTGTATGACACAATGACTATACCAGACGTTCTTCGTGGAATACAGAACCAAGTAAAGGTTGAGAGGGACTCAAGGGTTGACAGAAACAGCCTAGCAACTTTACCTCCGATACTTCACCCGGTTGGTCAAGCACCCAGCGACTGGGGACCTGGTAGAATGATTCCTTATCGTCGTAAGGGGGACTTGGACTTTGCTCCAACTCCACCATCACCAACTGGTTCTATCGAAATAGAAAAAACTTTAGAACAACAAGCCGACAGGCTTGTAGGTCTAGACGAAACATCCAGCATATCTGGAATACGAAAACAGTTCTTAGTTGATAAGTTCTTGCACCACGCAGCCGAGGTAATGTCTATGGCGTTTAAGTGCTTCCAAAGGTTCGGCCCCGATGAAATATTCTTTAGAGTAACGGGTAATGCCGATCCAATGAAAATGACAAAGGGTAGCGCTGAAGAAAACTATGACATTATGATTAGCTACGATGTACTGAACTCTGACCCCGAAGCTCAAGAAAAGAAACTTCAACAAGTTGTTGCCTTGACACAGATGGACAGAAATGGTCGTATAAATATGGACTCACTAATGGACATAGCAGCCGCGGCAGTTGACCCAGTACTTGCTGACGCAGTACTTCAACCAGCACAACAAGCCACAGAACAAATTACTCAATTCGTAACTGATGACCTTGCCAAGATTTACTCTGGAATGGAAATGCCAGCTCGACCTAACGGTGGTCAGATTGCTATGCAAATTATTCAACAGTACGCTTCACAGCCCGACATTGCGCAACGTCTTAGCCAGGATGAAGCCTTCGCAGCTCGTCTTCAAAAGTATGTTGGTCAGTATCAGTTTGCTCAACAGCAGCAAATCAATGCCACTCAGTACGGTCAGTACGGAACAGCAGCCGCGACTGTCGGAGATGTTCAAACACAAGGACTTGCTCAAGGCTAGTATGGCTGACAATAAAACTACTTCCGATCAAGCGGCGGACAGGGCTAGAGAAATTAAGTTCAAAGAAATTAATTCTTTGGTACAAGAGTACTTTGGTACAGACCCCGGAACACTATCAGCCATCTATGGAAACATAGGTGTAGAAACTGGTGATTCCTATGACTACTTGCAGAAGCAGTACCAAGGAGGCCCTGGTAGGGGGCTGTTCCAGTTTGACTGGCACAGACCCTACTACGCTAAGTTTTTAAAAAAATACAAAAAGAAAGACAGTCCTCGGTCTCAGATTGAGTATGTACATAAAGCTATATATGATATAGGAAGCCAGGAAGAAAAAGACTTAGGCATAGGTAATGCAAGGCACATACGAGAAGCCTTTGCTTCTGGTGACCCAAAAAGAGCTAATGATATGTTCATAGAAAGATTCTTAAAACCTAAAAAAGAAAAAGCTCACAGAGACAGAAGGCTTAATACTACAATGAAGTACTTTGAAACCATTGTTCCAATTATGGAAAAAGCTAAACAACAAAAACAGAATGACACTAGAAAATGACCTACAACAATTGGCTAACTATGAAGCCTTTGCTAACTTTCTTGCAGTAGTAGAATCTTTAAGAGAAGAATGCATAGCAGAAATGCACGAAGCAACTTCTGAAAACATACAACAATTATCCGGTAGAATTTTAACTTATGACCAGTTACTGCAAATGTGTGACTGGAAAAAAATACAAATGATGCATCCCACTAAAGTTGGGCTTGTGTAGTATGTTAATATATTTTCATCGCCATCGCTCGGCGTCAAGGAGTGGAAACAACCAAATATATGTCAGACGAAATAGCAACGGAGATCGCTGAGTCCGTATCAGAAAATACAGCGGAAAGTAATAATATAACAGCGGATGACTTTGTAGCCAACCGCTTGGCAAACCTAAAGGAGATAGCAGAAGCACCGACGGAAGAACCCGAAAGTGAAGAAGCAGAACCAGAGGGTGAACCAGTAGTAGAAACAGAGTCAGAGGAATCCGAGGAAGAGGTTGAGGCAGAAGAGCCAGAGACCGAAGCCAAGGAGGAATCAGAAGATGTTCTTTCACAGTTAGACTTAGATGATATGTCCGAAGATGATCTTCGGGAACTATCCGAAAAACTTGGCAGTCGAGCAGTAGCACGATTTGGCGAGCTTACCGCAAAGCGGAAAGCCGCAGAAGAACGTGCTGCTATGCTAGAAGCTAAATTGCAGGAAACACCTAAAACTCTCAAAGCACCCGGTAAAGTAGCAAATAACCCCTTCGTTTCAATTGATACAGTTGAAGCCTTACAGGAAAAAGCCGAAGAAGTAAATTCAGTAATCGAGTGGGCAGAGGATACATTGTTTAATGCGGACGGATATGGCCCAGAAGACGTTGTAGTTAATGTTGGCGGGAAGGATATGACCAAGGCTGATGTGCGTAAGACTTTATTGAACTCACGCAAATCACGGGACAGATACCTACCGGATCGACTAAATACTATCCAGGCTCAAGAACAAGGAAACCACCTAAAGCAAACCTACGCATCAAAGGCTGTAGAAGAGCTTAGTTGGTTGTCTGGAGACGACAATGATACTAGGCGTCAGTACAATTCAATTATGCAGGACAAGCGAGTTGAGGATATGTTAAAAGATCTTCCACCCGATGTTTCAGCACAAATGCCGTACTTGATGGCTCACGCAGCCAACAGTCTTTACGGACGAAAGCCAGTTCAACAAGAGAAACCAAAAAGTTCTCCTAAGTTGAACCCGCCTAAGTCTGTTGACTCTGGTGCAACTAAGTCAGAAAAACCTGTGAACCCATCTAACAAAGCTGTTAAAAAACTGGTGGAACAATATAAGACCACCGGCAACCAAGCTGATTTCGTCAAATACCGAACACAACTAATCAAAAACCGATAACCTATATAAAATATTATGGCATTCTCAAATACCTATGATGTAACAAATACTGGGTCGGCTGTTTCCAATAGAGAAGACTTGACTGACGTCTTGACTATTCTCGCTCCAGAAGAAACTCCCGTCCTTTCCTCGGCATCGAAACAACGTGCCGCAGCTACTAACACAGAGTGGACTGTTGACGTTCTCAGCGCACCCAGCACAGCTGGTATCGTTGAAGGCGCAGACGTTATAACTCACACCGACCAGTTTGCTGGTCGTGCTCGTATGGGTAACTTCACACAGAAGTTCCGTCGTGACTACAAAGTTTCTGATTTACAAGAAGCTGTTGAGTCCGTAGGCCCAGCTAAAATTGCTCAAGCTGAAGCTAAAGCAATTCGTGAGTTAAAGCGTGACATTGAAGCAACTCTCTGTTCTGCTAACATAAAGCAACAAGCTACTGCTACTGATCCTTACAAGATGACTGGTCTTGGTGGATTCATCGACAGCGCTGCAGCTGACTCAACTGTTCCTGCTGGATTTAAAACTCCAGCAAGTAGCATCTACACAACAACTGAATCAGCAGCTAATGCATTCAGCGAAACTGCATTCAACGACATTATCTCAAGCATCTTTGAGGTGAACGGAGTATCCAATGGTTTAGTCCTAGTGGCTGACGTTGGTCTTCGTCGTGTAATCAGCGACTTCGCTCGTTTGTCAACAGTATCTACTGAAACAAGCATCCGCAACGTAAACTACGACGGCGGTGTTGCAGCAATCAAGCTCTCTGTAGAGCTTTACCAAAGCGACCACGGTGTCGTGTCTATAGTAAACGCTAACCCAGACTGTATGCCTAACTTTGGCGGAACAACTGCTAACTCAAGCGGTTACCTCGTCAACCCAGAGTACTACGGTGTTCACGAACTCATTCCTATGGGTTCAACTCGCCAGCTTAATAATGGTGGTGGTGAACGTGGTTTTGTTGACTGTGCCTTGACTCTTGGGGTTTATCACCCACAAGCTCACGGCTTAATTCAAGACGTAAAATAATTCTGGTTGGGGGGCGCAAGCCCCCCGCCTTTTTATTATGGAAGTTGTAAACAAACAAGGATTATCCGACGAAGAAATAAACATCGCTTTGATGCGTGAAGTTGAACTTAGTCTTCACGAAGAGAAGCACACGGAAAAAGACAGGTACGACCAAGCCCGGAAGGACGCTCGTACCAATGTAGGAAAGGAACACCCCACCTTGGGTAGGTGTGTTGCTTCTATGCCACCAAGAGAATACTTTAGATTAATTAAAAAGTACGGACACGCAGAGGTTCATTCTAAAGAATTTCTAAAATACTTTCAAAAGAAGTTCGGAGATCTTAGCCCCAATAAAATTTAATGAGAAATAGAACATACGGAGATTTATTTAAACTTGTTAGATCACTTGCTGGTGTAGGTACTTTTGCTCCATCGGAAGTAGATGATGTTGAAAACCTTATAAACAGAAGGTTTGCAGAAGCATACAATTCAAGTCAGATGTGGCCCAGATACTTAGTTAATGGAGAGCCAAGAACTATTGTAGCTGGAAGAACTGTTCAAACATCTGAAGACAGCATTCATATATACGGAGCTGGTGATTCAGATGTAAATGGACTTTATAGAAGAAACGAATTGGTAACTCAAATACCTACATTTACTAAATACGATTCAAATGAAATAAAAATTGGTAACGAATTATTTAGTTTAGTTTCCGATGGCACTATGGGTTATATAGTTAAGGGAACTCCTAGTTTAAGTATTAGTACAAGTCCAAGATTATACCAAGGTACAATGCAATCTGAAACTACACCAATTAGTTATCCAGCATCTGGTTGGACTGCTCTGTCTGGGTCATCTCCAGCTCCTTTCGCTCAAGACTTGTCTTACATAGGAGAGTTTCAAAGGATTCATTCTGACGAGCCGTTTGTTAATAACTCAGCAAAAGAGTATGAATTTTTTGTTACATCAAGGGGAGCAGAAATTCTTAATGTTCGAAACAACAACGCTGGTTTGGCTTATGTAACATACAAAAAAGACTTTGTTCCTTTTGCGGTAATTACTAATCACAGCGCAAGCACAGATTTAGTTCCAGAGGAATTTTTTGAGTTCATAGCTCACGCTGCTTATGCTGACTTCCTTCGTATGGACGGACAGACTGACAAGGCTTTAGCCGAGGAACAAAGAGCGCAAGTCTACTTAGCCCTTGAGCTTGAACGTGTTGATATAATGTCTAACAACAACACTATCAACAAAAGATTTTCCACTTACGTTAATAGACAATCAAGATAAAATAAAATTATGAGTAGTTCAAAAAATAATACACTTAACTTCAGCGCAGCTGGTTCGGCAATAGCGGGTGGGGGAACAGCAATAACCGGGAAGTTTGGTGCAATTCAGTTCCTTACTGACGGCACAATTGACTCTTTTACTGCCACAAATATTGACACATCAGCTGCAACTATCGCAACTTCTTTTGGTGCTGGAACAATTATTTATGGCAACTTTACTTCTGTTGCTGTTAGTGGCGGGGTAGCGGCTTTACATAAAATATAAAGATGCCTAACTCATCTTTAAGTCTTACGTTAGGTCGAGCGTTAGATACTAATCCAGCACCCACTTTTTTTACTCCAGGTGCATCATACTGGGGAGTAAAAAGTTTAAATGGTCGTGAAGATACAGAAATAGTCGTTGTAAGAAGAAGTACTGATAGCACCCTTAGAACTTTTACAGATAAAGAAATTCGTAATGGATCTATGCTTTCTTGGGTAACTGCTTCGTCATCAACTGCTGATGGATATGTAAAGCAACTGTTCGATCAATCGGGAAGGGGAAACGATTTTATCCAAAATGATTTAAGTATACAGCCAAAAATAATATCGAATGGTTCTATATATACGGACACAGAAGGCAAAATGGCAATAGACGGAAAAGGAGCTAAAATGGATTTAGGTGAAGATTCAACTAATTTCTTTTCAAGCGACGGAAGCTGGTCTTTGTTCCTTGTAACAGATTTTCCGGACTACAGTTCAGCTTCACAAAATAATGTAGGAATATTAAATTTTCAAACCAAGACTAATGGAGGAGCTAACTCAGTAAGAAAACCTACATATTCTGTTAATAAAGGATTTAATCAATTGGCTGTGGCTCAGCCTACTCAAACCGTTGGTTCTAACTCTACTGGTAATATTTATTTAAACACATATCCCGGAGAACAACTATTTTCTAACTTTGGTGACCCTTCTTTGTCTACTAATAATAATGAAGGGTTTTTAGATGCTTGTAATAGGGGCGATAGTGGACACAAAACTACCAACTTAGCTACGGCGGTAAATACAGAAACTGGAGCAAATGGACACCAAATAATTCTTTTTCAACCAAGTGAGACTGGTGTAAGCACAACTTTATCTGCTCTTATATATGCTCCAAGTTATTTATTTAGCCAGAAGGACAACGTAGAAAAATCATTAATAAATCTTTTTGATATAACCTTTGTTTAAATTTTATATTATGGAAACTTTGCTTAGAGGAACTGTGGGATCAACCGGGTTCTTTGCTTGTATTGGACTACAAAGCATAAACAGCGCAGTCAGTCTAGTTGTTGGTATAATGACTTTTGTATTCCTTGGACTTTCTATTTATAAGTTACTAAAGGATTTAAAATGACTACTGAACTCATAGCTATGCTGGGTGGTGGTGCGTCTGGGTTTTTGTTCAAGTTGATTGGTACAATGGTTACTGCTCAACAGAACAATGTAGCAAATTTATTAAAGAAACAAAAAGCGTCAGACGAAAGTGCTGACGCTGCTGCTAAGCGTACCGGGGACGGTGGAGCAATTGTAAGACGAATAATAGTAGTAACAGTTTTGTTTGGAGTAATTATAGCTCCCTTTATTTTAGCACACAGCGACGAGGGGGTAACAGTAGCAAACGAGTACAGTAAGTGGTTTGGGTTTGTAAAAGGCACAACCTACCAGACCTTGCACGGGTATGTTATACTACCAGAAATACGACAAACAGTTCTAGCTATAGTAGGTTTCTACTTTGGTTCATCATCAGTTAAATAATATGAAGAATTGTAATGTATGTAATAAACCCAAGAGCATTTGCTCTTGGTGTTCCCCTATCCAATGGATCACAAAAGCGCTCAACAAAAACTATCTGAACTCCGTGACAGTCTCGATAAAGTCCTTGGTGGCAAAGTCGAAGGCCCTAGTAGGGAGGACGCTGAAGAAGCTCTCAAGTCAGCTAAAGACGGTGCTAGGCGGGCTAAGAAAACGCTCCTAGGCAGAATCAAAGAGCTACCGGTAGTTGATAAGATAACACAACTTGGTGCTGCTGGAACTGTAGCGGTAAGCACAGCTGCGGTTACACAAACTAATATAGCAGTAGACGAGACCGAAGTATTTGTAGCCAGCGTAGCCAATGATGTGGTTCACGAAAGACTAAGATTCCCCCCAGTTATAAACAACTTCGTCGACTTTAGTGCGTTGGACTCCTGGGGTAGAGAAGTAATGAAAGAAAAGATTGCTGCGGTAAAAGATGAAGTGGCTAAGGTAGAAGCCAAGGTATCACCAGTAGAGGTAAAAGAAACTAAAGAGAAATCACAGTCCTCCGAAGAACCCAAGAGCCAAGAACCACAGGCCCAAGAAGAAAGTGCTGACAACACCAATGAAGACGCAGGAAGTGCAGAGGAAGCTAAACAAGATGTAGAAGAGGTTGAGAGTAAAGAGGCAGAAGAGGTTGAGGAGCTACAGGTTGAAGAGGTAGCAGAACCCGTGCCAGAGGAGAACATTGAAGAGATCGATGAAATTAAGCCTCACTCAGACGTAGATGATATCGAGCCAAAACAGCCATCAATACTACCAGAGGACTCAAGAGTAGTATCCCCAGAAGGAGCAAGACAAGTATGATACAATATATAGTCGAGAATTACAAAGAGAATCTACTAGGTATGTTATTTGCGTACATAGGAATATTTTCTATTGTAGTTATGTTTCTACCTAAAAATAATATTATATCCAGGGCCTTTAAAGAGTTCGCTTCAATATGCACATCCATCTTCAAAAAATAAAATTTTTATTTGCCCCGCTGTTATTCGCCTCCATAGCTTGGAGTGCTGTGCAGTTAAACAGCGTAGTGTATGATCTAGAAATAGAGATTGATGATACATATAGTGTACCTAACTTCAACCCAGAGGGTGGAGCAACGTACTACAATCCAATGGTATTTACTACTACTGTGGGCGGACAGTACATTTTTGAGAACTACGCAAGTAAACTAACAGGCGGAACTCAAGACACCTCTCTTCTAATATACGATAACCTGGATGCTAACTTTATAATTGATGAACCCTTTATATTTAATGACGGCCCTAGCATAGGTTTTGGAGGAGGACAGTTAAGTACCTTTGATCCCTACGAAAGGCACAGCGAGGCATTTAACGGTACTATAAGCCTATCAGCAAATAATACTTATGCTGCTGTATTTTCATCTTTCTCACCAGACGCCATAGGAGTTATGCAAGTAAGGCTAACAGCACCAGGACAAATTTACAGTAATGATTTAGTTCCTATACCAGAGTTAAAAGATACTGGACTTTGGATAGCAATGATTATAGCTTTATTCGTAGCATTCAGTTACTTCAAAATAAGAAGTGACATATAACTATAAACAAAAGGATACATTATGCCAAAAGGTAAAGGTACATACGGAACAACTAGAGGTCGCCCACCCAAGAAGGGAAAGATGGGAAAAAAGGGGAAGTGTAAATAATGCCCAAGGACGCTTGTTATAAAAAAGTAAAAGCCAGGTACAAGGTGTTCCCGTCTGCTTACGCAAGTGGGGCAATAGCCAAGTGTCGCAAGGTTGGCGCAGCCAACTGGGGCAACAAATCAAAACGTAAGAAGGTTTAATGGCAGTTCGCAAAACAAAAAAGGGTGCTGATCTCAAGAGGTGGTTCAAGGAAAAGTGGGTAGATGTCCGATCCGGGAAGCCTTGTGGCAGACAGAAGGGAGAAAAGCGAGGAACGCCTTATTGCAGACCGTCCAAGCGTGTCAACAGCAGAACACCTGTGACTGCTGGGGAGATGACCTCATCAGAGAAACGCTCAAGAATTGCAGAAAAGAAGAAACTAGGACAACCAAAAGGAAAGCCAAGGAGAGTTAAGTCAGTCAAAAAATAGACCCTTGTGGTATAATATTTCAAACTTTAACCAAAACAAAATATGTCATCATCATCAAGAGTAGTAATAGGTTTGCCCGGAAAAATTTTTAAAAGTATCAAGGGTGCATTTAAAGTCCCCGCAGCAAAAACTAAAGACAGCCTCCTAAAGCCCACAAGTCCTCCTAAGAATATAGTAGGTGCGGACGGGAAGCCACTTAGCCCAGCTCGAAAAAAGTTTTACCAAGATCAAGCTGACGCAACCAATAAAAGCAGAAGGCAACAGAACAGGCTGGATGTAGAGCGAAACGCTAGAGCAAGATACAAAGGTATACGCAATAGAGTTATTGGGGCTGGTGCTGTTGTGGGTATTGGTGAGGGTACAAGGCGAGCAATTACTGGAGGCGATGAAACTAAAGTTTCTGCTCCAGTTACAAATAAATCATCTACAATTGCTTCATCTCCAAAGATGCCTAAAAAAGAATTTATTAACTGGAGGGACAGACCGGGTACTGTTGACGCAAGGGTTCGTCCTGGTTCTGAAACAGCAAAGAAAAAGTTTTCTTTTTCTCTACCAAGTAAAAGCAAGTCTGATCCAAAACCTCTTCACGAAAGAAGTTTTAGAGAAGGTCGTACTTTTTATAAAAAAGGTACAGCAGCACATACAGCCAAGACAAAAGCGTACAGCAAACGGAGGGAGGCAGCAGCAAGAGAAGAAGCTAAAGTTTTAACTAGACCAATGCAAGGTGCAGCTAGAGAAGGTATTACTGCACAAAGTGCAGGTGATTATTTAATAAAGGCATCTAAAGATTATTCAGCTAAAGTTAATACAACTTCAGATAGAGTAGTAGTAAAAGACTCAAAGTCGTCTGGAAATAACAGACTTGGTACTGGGACTAAAGCAAATAAACAAGACTCGTCCTCTGGAAATAAATCATTTAATAGAAAACAAAATAGATTGGGTACTGGGACTAAAGCAAATAATCAGAACACTAGTTTCTTTTCTCAGTTCGAGGGTTTAAAAGATTTTTTTGGTAACACAAGTTATAAAGGTAGGAGAGGTAGAAGAAATCCTATAATTAAATAAATGGCTGATAAGTCAAAGATGAAGTGCAATGTGCCTCGCCGAGAGGTACAGGGCGGTAAGAAGTTTGTTGTTAAAGCCTGTTCTGGAGGTAAAGAAAAACTAATACGCTTTGGCGATGCCAATATGACAATAAAGAAAAACAGACCAGCTAGGAAAAAAAGCTACTGCGCTCGTAGCGCAGGAATAAAAGGCAAAGGAAAAATGTCGGCTAACTACTGGAGTCGTCGTGCTTGGGATTGCTAATGTCTAGATATACTTCATACGGCAGTCTTGATGACCGCATCGCCCAGGATGGCGATGTCGGTTTTATAGGTTTTAACAATCGACTAAGACCCGACCAACTAGGTCGGGGTGTTCTTTCTACCTCAAATAACTTACGTCTTGATCGCAACGGACAGGCTCAAGTTAGGAAAGGAATACAAATTATTGAAGCTCCTTTTGCTGTTGGAGGAAGCGTACTAAGACTCCCTCAAGAGGCTCAACTGGAAGACAATATTACTACGATGCTACCTACTACAATTAGGTCAGCCAGTTTAGATGCTTCAACTAAAGTAGTAAGTCTAGTACTAGATGATCCAGCGATTGAAGTAGGTCGTTCATTTGTAATAGGCAATGAAGTTATTGTTGAGGGAATACAGTATACTGGAACAAATCCCAATGGAACACATACTATAACAGGGGTGACCTCTGGTTCTAGTACAACTACAATTACTTATGTTCTTTCTGGAGCTGTAAGTGCGTCATCGTACTCTGTAGGTAACGCATTGCCGCAAGATTTAAGTTTTCCTTTAAATAACGCATCTACTTCAGCAGTAATTGGTTTCAATATGGAGATTGATATCAACAAGGTTACTTTGGTTTTTGATAGTGCTGGGTTTAGTGATCCAAATGATGACGCTAGTCAGTACATATTTATTGCTTCAAACAGTAAAGTTATTGCTAAGAACCTAGCAACTAACGCCGTAACAGAAATTAAGTACCCAACCGGAGAAACTGTTCCAGAAAAATCATCAATGCTACAGGCGTTCAATAAAGTGTTTGTATTTAGGAACGGACAAACTGCACTTGAGTGGAACGGCAACTTTGATCCAGTAGCCGCTGGAAGTTTTGAAACTGGAAAGTCATACACTATAGTAAATCCTGGTGACACAAACTTTGTTTCTTTAGGTGCTGCTGATAATTCAGTAGGTACTGTGTTTACAGCAAACGCAGCTGGAAATCCAGGTGAAACTGGAACAGCTTCTTACAACTTTCAGTTAGTACCTAGTGGCCCCTATGTACAACCGGGCGAAATATCTGCTAATGGAACTGATGGTGTTAAGATTTTAAGCGGAGTAGCTACTGCTCAATTTAGTACTGGTGCTGTTGCTGGTATGAACACCGGGGACATTGTAACAATAACTGCTAAAGGGACTTCTGACTACGCTGTTGGTGATTCATTTATAGTATCAAGCGTTGATGACGCTAATGACGAAATAACATTCCCAACAAAAGGAGCAGACGAAACTAGTGGTTTTACTGGTGTTGTTTTTCAAAGAGAAATATCAGTAGGTATGGGATTTATTCATATGCCATCACCAGAGTACGCTGTGTACCACCAGCGCAGACTGGTAATGCCGTTTAGATTTGTTCCTGGTGCTATTGATAATGATTTTACTTCACGAGGAATCTTGGACGAGGTAATTGCTTCTGACATACTGGACAGTAATACTTACGATCAAGTGTTCGGTCAGTACAGATTTAATGCTGGGGAGGCTGACTTTAATGTAGGTCTGCACTCATTCGCCGAGGACAAGTTAATGGTATTCAACAGAAATAGTATACACTTAATTCAGAACACTACCAGCTTACAAGGAGCGACATCTCAGCTACTAACCAACGAAGTTGGTTGCGTAGCTAGAAAATCAATTGTACAGGTTGGAAATAGGGTTATATTTCTTTCTGACAACGGAGTGTACGGAACAGAGTTCTTGGACGAGTACAATCTTCGTGGTACAGAGACTCCACTAAGTGAACCTATTAATGTAACAATAGAGAACATTAATAGAGACCAATGGGAAAGATCAGTAGCTGTTTACTTTGACAATCGTTACTTTATTGCCGTTCCATTAAATTCTACTGACGAAAACAATCAACCAGTTACAGCCCAAAGAAATAACGTAATACTTATTTACAACTTTCTTAACAAACAATGGGAGAGTGTTGATAGTGTAGAAAATCCTAACTGGGACATTGATAACTTAATAGTTGCTGGGGAAGGTAATCTCCGTGGGGTTTATTGTGTAAACAGGTTTGGAGGCATTCATAGACTTGACTTCAGAGAACAAGGTAATGATTTGGTTGTCGTTGGGATTGGGGACGAAAGTATACCGACACCAATTACAGCAGAAGCAACTACCAGGCAGTATACACTTGGAAGTATGGACAGAAAACGATGGAAAGAGTTTGACCTGCACGTTCAAGGAACTGACAATAACGGGACTCAATCAAGTGTGGACATAAATATAGAAACTGAGAATCCAGACTTAACTGATTTTCTACAAAGCACGGGAACAATACAACCAAGGGAAGACCTTTCCATTCGTGGTAGAATAGGTAACCGAAGAGGTTACGGAATACAATTTAAATTTAACAACACAGAAGGTAGGCCCATAATACGAGCAATTGAGGTTGAGGGTACTACTTCTATGAGATCAACACAACTAGCAGAATAATGGCAATTATAACAACAAACGGATCATTCGGTGCTACCGAAACTGTTACTAGCACGAACCTAAATTCGATCGCTGACGCAGCAACTTTTGACGACCCAGCTGACGGATCATCAATTGAACTGATTACTTCTGGTGAAAACGCTGGTAAGCTAGGCATAAAGGACGGTGGCGTTACCGCCACCAAGTACGACGACCTTAGTATTGCTGGAGGAAAGATTGCTAATGACGCTATTAACAACGCTAAGATAGCTGACGGTGCAGTTAATACAGAAAACCTCCAGACTGGCGCTGTAACTTTTGCAAAAATTCAAAATGTTGCAGGCAATACTGTAGTAGTAAGAAATTCAAGTAGTACTGGCGACCTAACAGCTTTTACAGTATCCAACCAAGAAATTCTAATCGGAGACGGCACCGGGTTTCAGTCCCAGAAACTTAGCGGCGACGTTACTATGAATAATGTTGGGGCAGTAACTATTTCTAACGATTCGGTTACGGCGGCTATGTTAGCAACAGCAAGTGTAATGGGTGCAATTTATCCAGTTGGTTCTATATATATGAACGCAAATGTTTCGACCAACCCAGCTACACTATTAGGAGTGGGAACCTGGGAGCGGTTTGGTAGAGGTCGAGTTATTGTTTCCCAAAGCACGGACAGTAGATTTAATAGCGTTAGGGAAACTGGTGGTTCTTATACTCACGTTTTAGACGATGATGAAGTACCAGTTCGTGATCACTCTCACCTTGTTTTTGATAATAGTTCTAGTAATGGCGATAATGGAGATATATCTAGCTCATATGTGGGTTCTCATTATTGGAACGCTGGATCAGAATCCTACAATATAAGGAGAACAAGTAGAGGTTCTGGAGCTAGTAAAGCTAATGCTGGACTAACAAGTAATCCTACAACCAATCCTTCAGTCTCTGCTCACAACAACATACAACCATACATAGTAGCGTATGTATGGAGACGAACAGCTTAAAATTATGTCTATATTAAATTCTGGAAAAACATTTGCAAATGGCGAACAGCTTACAGCTGATAAACTTAATCAAGTAATTGAACAAGCGTCGTTCAACACGAATAACGCCGTTGACGGAAGTAGTACTACTGTAATAGGTACTGCTATATCTGTTCGAGACGGAGGTATATCTCCGGCTAAACTTTCTAGTGGAGGCCCCACTTGGCGATCCTCTGACGGAGCATTGCGAGTAGGAAGAGAGACTGATGACAGTTATCAACCTAACGCATTTGTCAAAGGAAGAAGGCAGTCAAAAGTTGACACCCTTGAGCTAAACTCCAATGATGATATTGAGTTCACTACAGGGTCTAGTACTACTGGTAGTAGTGACCAAAGAATGATTATAAAACAAACTGGAATGGTTGGTATTAACCAAGCTTCTCCAGTAGGAACTTTACACATTACTGACATTGGTGATACTCGTCCTACTCTTTTCTTAGAGGGTGCAAGCTCAACTGAAGGGGACATTGCTGTAAGCCACACGGACGCACTTCAAATAGGACATTGGAACAAAACCAATAATTCTTTCGCTGAAAGAATGACTTTTCAGACCAGCGGAAATGTTGGTATAGGAGAAAGTTCACCGTCTGCAAAGTTAGAAGTTCGTGGTAATTTCCGTGTAAGCAGTACTGCTGCTGAGTTTAATCACATAGCCTTAGAAAATAATACTGAGGTATTTGGCTACATAGGTGGCAGAAACGGAGACTTGTACATTAATGCAGGTGGAACAAGTGACAAATTAAGGCTTGCTACTAATGGCTCTGACAGACTTGTAATTCAACAAAGCGGAAATGTAGGTATTAATACTTCTAGTCCTAAAGCAACCTTGCACGTTAATGATATAGGGAGTGCGCAGCCTTGTATTTTAGTAGAAAATGCTAGTCAGACCGAAGGTGACATTGCTGTAACTCAAGGAGAGTCACTTCAAGTAGGACATTGGGATGGCAGTTCATTCACCCAAAGAATGACTATTGGTAGCAATGGTTTTTTAGGCGTGGGAACACCTGCTGGTACAAATCCTTCCGAAGAACTACACGTTTCGGGAAGTAGCGGAGATCCTTCAATTTTACTTGAGAATACTTCAGAGGGAACTAGTGCGGATACTATTATTAGGTCTAGGGTTGCGGGTAAAGACGAAACTGGTGGAAGAAATTTTATATATTTTGGAGACGCAGAAGATGACAATGTTGGAAGAATATATTATAATCACTCAAACGATTCTATGCTATTTACTGCCAACGCCTCTGATGTAATGATGCTTGATTCAAATAAGAGAGTGCTAATAGGACAAACAAGTTCACCCACCTCCGTTCCTAAAAGTTTATTTGTAAACGGAAGAATAGGTTCTCTTAATACTTATAGTCAAACCACAAGTAGTTCAGCAAATCTTTTTATTGGATCAAGTGGTTTATTTCAAAGAAGTACCTCTTCTGCTCGTTACAAACAAAACATTCAAGATTACGATAAAGGAATTGATGCAATTAAATCTTTACGTCCGGTGTATTTTGAATCAATCAATGAGGATGACGATCATACTTATGCTGGTTTTATTGCTGAAGAAGTACACGATGCGAATTTAACTGAGTTCGTTAATTACAACGAAGAAGGTCAACCAGATGCTTTGCATTACTCAAATATGGTTGCTGTTTTAACCAAAGCCCTTCAAGAATCCCTTGTTAAAATTGAATCCCTAGAAGCTAGAGTAGCTAGTCTTGAATCCTAATGGCTTACAATCGTTTACTTCAGTCAGTACAGATTGCCCTTGAGAACAAAACTCAGAAGGGCGCTCTTATGGCTATGGACGAAGTCGTTGACTTCTGCTTGGCTCACGAGAACGGTAAAGTATTTGACGGCTGGGACAAAGAACTTATCCGACTTATGGTCGGATATCATTGGGCCAAGAAAACATTAATCGTTCACTACAACGAAGACCAAGAAATAAAGGGTGTCTTTATGTGGTACAATTGTAACGAGGACGACGGATGGGAATTTATAAATGGTTGGGAGGCTGACAGAGAAGACGGAGACAGTATATTTTTAGCTTTCATATTTGCTGAAGGAAAGGACACATTAAAGGAAATAACTAAGGACTTCCTTTCTCGTTGCCCGGAAGCACTAGAAAAAAACAAAATAAGTCTACGGTACAGAAGTGGGTTTCCAAAGCGTGTAAACTATGACAATCGACTTTTTAAAAAAATATTAAATAACTAAGAATTATGGGTGGTAAAGGCAAAACAACAATCAATCAACCAGATCCTATAAACTACGCCAAGGAAGCGTTTGAGTTTATGTATGGCCCTGGGTCATACGAAGGTTCTGGAGGAATGACAGATCCAGAATTTAATAAAAAGTTACTTGAGTCCGAGGCAACTTTTAGACCAGAGTACACAGCCCTAGAGCTTGCTGACATAGGAACTATGTTGGAAGGTAGGGGGGACACTAAGGGTCTCAATGCGTTAATGTCCGACGCGGCAAAAGCAAGTGGAGAAACTCAAAGAGGAGAACTTGCCAAACAAAGGGCTGATGATTTACAAGCCGTTCAACAACTAGCTCCACAGCTAGTACAGGCTTACCGAGACGCTGACCCAGAAAGTGCAGCGTTGGCAGACGCTGCTAGTGCAAGGGCTGGAGAAGCGACTGGAATAGGAGCTAAGGGTGAAGAGCTTCTTGGTAGTAAGCTACAAGGTGCAAGTGCGGCGGAAAAACAACTGCAAGCTATGGGTATGAGTCAAGGAGACTTAACTCCCACAGAACAAGAAGCATTAATATCTGGTAGAGGTACTGAGTTTATTCAGTCCACCGGGGAACTTACACCTTTAGAAAAACGAAGAGCACAACAGTCAGCTAGACAAGCATCTCTTGCCAGAGGCAGAGAGATGGGAACAGGCGCAGGGTACAGCGAAATGCAAGCCAGAATGGCTGAGGAGCTGAACAAACAACAAAGAGAAATAGCTCTAGGATCTCAGTTATTAGGACAAGAAGCAAATATGCGAGGATCAAGACTTGGTCAAGGCGCAAATATGTTGTCACAGTCCGACGCCCTTGCAGCACAAAGGCGCAAAGAGTTAATGCAAAAACAGCAAATGGGTGCTGGTCTAATACAAGGCGAGGACGCAATACAGTCCGGAAGATTCGGGCAAGCCTTTGGTATGAACCGAGCAATCGCTGGAGACCTTGGTTCAACTATACTTGGTCGTCCGTCTTCAGCTGTAGCACTTGGTACACAGACACTTGGTTCGGCACAACAAGGCGCAGCAGGTCAAATGGGGCCACAATTGTTTGATCCTAATATGGGAATCAACCTTGCTATGCAAGACCGCACGAACCAGTTTAACCTAATGGGCGCACAAGCTCAAGCAGACGCTTCTCGTAGCTCTGGTATGATGAGCGGAATTGGTGCAGCTATTGGAGCGTTCTGTTGGGTAGCTCGTGAAGTGTACGGAGAACAAGACCCACGATGGGTACAGTTCCGTACCTGGATGCTCTGTGAATCGCCTAGTTGGTTTCGTAGATTGTATGTACGATTTGGTGAACGCTTTGCTAAGTTTATATCCAATAAACCAAAAATTAAAAACATCATCCGTGGGTGGATGAACAACCGTATAAAATAAGATGGCATTTCAAGCAGGATCACAAATTGACCCAAGGCTCGCAGCCTTGGACTTCAGCGGATTTACTAACGCAGCAGCTATCCAGGCTCAAGGTATGGAGAACTTGGGCAAAAACGTCGCTAAAGGAGTAACCGGTTATAAAGAGCAAAAGAAACAGGACAAGAAAAACCAATCAAAGGTTAATCGAGCAATATCCTATGGTGAAGGAATGATAAAACTTTTAGGTGAAGACCATCCCTTGGCTGACGTTATTGCAGATCAAATGGCTATGAACTTTAATTCTAATATTGACGTTGAGCAAGCGGCGTTTGCCGCTGACCAGTTAACAGACCAAGTAACAAATATGTTCTTAATGGATCAAAAACAACAACCAATATCTTTTATGACATCTCCGATGGGAACAGAGTATGGAGTAGATGGAAGTGGTAAAATTGTGGTGACTACTACTGCTGCTGATGCGTATGGTAATGTTGACCTTCTCAACGCAATAACTGATAAACCCGTTCCGACCGTTCTAAGCTCTGATGAAGAAACACGAAGACTAGAACTTGAGAGAATGGCACAAGTTAAATAAAATAATATGGTTCTGTCCAGAGAACAAGCCAGAGAACTTGAGCAACTTCAACTCAAGAAGAAAGCGTACGATGATTATGTGACCCGTGAGGCGTCGGAGGACGTTGGTATGGCTGTTGCTAAATCAAACGCTGGTCAAGAAACAAGTATAGGCGAAGACGTATCAGCCCTCGCGGCGGAAATAGCAATCTCCGAGGGGGGAAGGTTGGGAGGAGCTGCGGCTGGTACTGCTCTTCCAGTTCCACTTATAGGAACAGCTGCTGGATGGGTTATTGGTGGACTCGCTGGAGGAGCGTCTGGCGCTTACACTAGGCAAAAAATGCTAGGTCAAGAAATTGACTACGGTAACATTATTGCTTCCGCATTTATAAACATTATACCAGTACCCTCGGCTTTAAAAATGTTTAAAAACAAAACCTTAAATACTGCTGTGTTCCAGGCTGGAGTAGGGGGAACATTGACCGGGGGAGAGGAAGTAATATCAACCATTATTAGTGAGGACAGACTTCCCACTACAGACGAACTTCAGTCAGCTGGACTTCAAGGAGCAGCTTTGGGAGCTGGACTTGGAGCAGTTGGTTCAAAGTTAGAGGACGCATATAAAAAATTTGCTGGCGTAGGTAGAGAAGAATTTAACAACGCTCTTAGAATGGGCGACCCCGACGCAAAGATTTTAGTGGGTTCTGTAATGAAAAATGCTAGACGTCATCAAGATGATGTCAGAAAAAACTACTCCGACGTTAGGCTTGGAATAAAAGAAGCAACTATGGACGGAAGGGCCAGACTTCAAGAGTTACAAATGACTTCTGCTGGTGGACAGATAAGATCCAAGAGAGGAATCTTTGAAGTTCTGGATGATGACGTTGACTACAATTTAAACTCTAGGCTCGCTGAAGTTTCTATAGCTGCTAAGAACGCAGAGGTTAAAGACATCTTTGATTTAGACGGACAGTTCCTTGTCAGCAAGGCTGACGAAATGGGTGTAGAGGCTACTGATCTTTCCCAACAAATTGATAAGTATCTGTACGCTAAACACGCAATACAGTTCAACAATGCAAAATCAAAAGGATACAAGGGCGAAGGGTCTCCAGCTGGCATTAGTAATAAGGACGCTGAGGACATCATAAAAACATTCGAGGAATCCGGGCTTCATCAAGATTTAGATAAAGTCATTAAAAGTAGAGCTGATATGTCCAAGCAAATACTGGACACGCTCGAAGATGGTGGAATAGTAAGTTCTAAGTACGCTGAATCCTTGCGCAAAAAGTTTCCAAACTACGTCCCATTAAATCGTGTGATGGACGACGGAGGACAGTTTAATCCTGGACTGTACACGGCTACTGGATCTGACCGATCTGTGAACGAGGTTTCATCAAACATTCTCGGTAACTTGTCATCAGCCATTAGGATGGCTGAGGTAAACAAGGCTAACCAATCCTTCTTAAAACTTGTACAGAAACCAAAGAACAGAAAAGCGGCAAATAATGTTGTATCAGTATATCGTTCAAAGAATGTAAAGGAAGGATCAAAGCCCGGTGGTAAACCAGAAGTTCCAAAGAGCGTTGATAGGGATTCAGTAGTAACTGTCTTTGACAACGGCGTAAGAACATCAATGGCGTTCAAGGACAAGAGACTTGCTGCAGCTATGAAGGGTAGCAACAAGGCTGTTCTTCCTACATATATGAAGGCTGCTTTGTGGTACAACAGAACACTAGGAAGTCTTTATACTAGGTTTAATCCAGAGTTCGTTATACCCAATTTATTTAGGGACAGATCTGAAGCCATTGTAAATGCTTCAGCAAAGATGGACTTGGGTAACGCTCTTAAAGTAGTCAATCCAGTCAACGATATACGAACTATTCGTAGAAACATTCTAAATAAGAACAGAGTAGCCAGCAACCCAGAGGAAGCTAAGATGGACGCCCTTTACAAGCAGTTTGTTGAGGACGGAGGTAGCACAGGGAACTTAGGCGCTGCAACAGTAAGAGACCCAGAGGAAGCCATTAAGGCTCTTCAGAAAACCCTACACAAACCAAGTTCTAGGACAACTTTTAGAAAGGGCCTTGATGCTCTTGAGAGAGTTAACTCCTACGTTGAGGACTCAACCAGGTTCAATGTTTACCGACAAGGACTGAACAGCGGGATGACCCGTAAGCAAGCTGCGCTTGCTGCTCGTGACAGTTCGTTTGACCCGTTGGTAAAAGGATCACAAGGAGATGTGCTCCGGGCTACTTACTTGTTTGCTAATCCTTCAATACAAGGCGGAAGAAACTTTATTAGGTCAATGAGCAACCCAAGAATTGCCGGAGGAGTACTGGGTACATTAATGGCGACAACATATTCTCTTGATATGTACAACCAGAGTATTGATCCGGACTGGAAAGAAAAGCTAAGAGCCAAAGATGGAAGCACCTGGAAGACAGACAAGACCCTAACTTTAGTTACTGGAGTAAAAGAGAACGGAGACTTGTCTTACATTCAAGTTCCCATCGGTTACTCCATTGCTCCAGTTAAAAAGACCGCTGACTATCTTCAGCAAAAAGTTATTCAACAAGGTCTAATGGGCATAGATCCATCTCAAGTAGAGATGGACAAGACCAAGACTGAAAAAATAGGAGAGTTAACTAAGGCTTTCATAGACGGATATAACCCAATGGGTGGGTCTATAGTTCCAACTCCATTGCGTCCTTGGTCTGAACTTGTTCGCAATAAGGACGGTCTCGGAAGAGACATTCGTCCGTCTTGGTTAGAAACCAAGAACATTAGCGAAGTAGAAAAAGTATTTCCTTGGACGATGGACACTCGTGGAGGAGAAATGGCAATCTCTTTTGCGGAGCAGTTAGAGAATATGGGGATGGAAGTTTCCCCAGAAAACCTAGAGTACTTGTACCAGACTTGGGTTGGTGGCCCCGGTAACACAGTAAGAAGATTGTTTGAGTTTACTTCAAGGGTTATAAATAAAGAACCTTTGAAGGCAAAAGAATTGCCAATTGCTAGAAGATTCTTTGGGGAAAGTCCAATGAAAACTTTTGAGGCTCGCAACTACGACACGGAGCTACTTGAAAACTTGGATAAATTGTACTTAACCAATCGTCAAAAAGGAATCAGAATAGCAACAAGTGCCTTCAAGAAAATGGAAAGTAGAAATACTCCAGAAGAAAAAAGGTTAGTGCTTCGTGACGCTATATCGGAAGTAAAAGATCCTTACTTAATGCAGTCCATACTAAATTCAGTATCAAACAAATTTTCTGATAAACGCCTTGGAATTACCGGGGCAGACAAGGGCTTAAAGAACAAGTCGTCAATGGTAAAAGCTGAGTACATTATGAACAGAGTTGAAGATATGAGTCCAGAAATCGTTGGAGATTATTTGAAGACTATGCAGCAAAGAAAAATACTTACTCCAAGTGTCATTAAACTAATTGGAGAACTCCGAGCAATAAAGGAGATGTCAAAGCAGTAGCTCGAAGGACTTAGCGTCCTTCTCGTACACATACCCAACGTCTTTTGATACCCACTCCCTTCTACTGAACTCAGTAGTCCTTGGTAGGTTTCTTTTGCACCAGCCGAAGTCGTAGTCGTCTTGTAATAATTTAGTTATGTTCCAGACGTGAGCAGTCCCTTTGTGTTCGGACACATACAGAACTTGTCGATTGCTTTTATCTGCTACTTCGCAGTTTGAATCAACCTTGTTTTTTTCTATGATCCAGGGGTCATACTTTTTTCTTCTGGACTTTATTTCTATTAGGTAAGTGTCGTTAGAAAAATCAAATGTGCTGAACTGATCGACAGCCTTCTCAGTCCCCCTCATTGCTTTGGGGAATAGACTAGCAAGACCTTTGATTATCTCAACATCTTCCATAAAATAATAGTGAAGTAGGCGGTTGAAAGGGTATGAACGAAAACCCACGAGCCTCTTAATAGCCCGACTACCTAAATCACACTTAATAAAATCGTCCGATAAAGTGACGAAACTTAAAGATACCCTTTACGTCTCGTTCACCCTCTCGGTTCTTAGCAACATTGTACATCATTTCAATGTATGATCCGTGTTTGTCAATGCTTTTTGATGATTCAATGTCACCTTCTTTGGGCCACATAAGTAGCACTATGTCTGCGTCGTTCTCAATGTCCCCGGAATCCTTGAGGTCATACAGCATTAGTCCACCCTCTCGCTTCGCTCCTTCTCTGCCTACCTGGCAGAGTAATACTATGGGAATGTTCAGCTCAAGGGCTAACTGCTTGATCTTGTGGGACACGTCAGCAATGGCGTTGTTCTTGGACATAGTTCCGCCGAAAGGAATCAACTGAAGATAATCAATAATGAGCATCTTTATTCCCTTGTTCCGAACCAATGTTCGGGTCTGTGAAGCCAAGTCTTGTACGCTCTTGACGCTGTGGATCGTACTGATGTTAAGGTCTTTTAATTTATCCAACGCATCATTGACCGCAAGCACGTCTTCCTGGGTCGCTACGCCGTCTCTAAGGCGTTTTAACCACACTTGCGACAGACAGCTCACGAAGCGCTGTGTAATCTGTTTCTGGGGCATTTCTAGGGAAACTATTGCTACTGGCACATCGGACTGCATACTTGCTCGAAGAGCAAAGTTAAGTGCTAACTGCGACTTACCACAAGACGTGGGCGCAGCCAGCACCATAACCTCACCAGGAGCTATACCACCATTACCTAACTTCGCATCGAGATGATCAATGTGAGTCTTTACTGCTTCTGAAACATACTCTCCAGACATCATCAACTCGTAGTCCTTACGGAGCTGATCCACAGTATCATTTAAATTCATAGCCCGGTTGTCCTTCTCTGACATACCTACAATCTTGGACTCAATGTCGGCCCGAATGACATCGGGGTCTACTGTCTCGGACAGAGCTTTTTCGGTAGCTAATCTACAAGTCCTAGCAATTTCTCGGAGCTGGGACTTTTCCTTTACCAGGTTGGCGAAGTACTTCACGGACACGGAAGTCTCTACTCTGTCTGCGATAGAATAGATTGAGGCTATGCCACCAACTTCGTCCAACTTGGACGTCTTCTTGAGTTCCTCAAGTAGAGCGATTTCGTTTATGTCCTCGCCCCTCTGGGCGATGGACGATATACAATTAAAAATATATTTGTTTCTCTCTAGATAAAAATCATCCGCACTAATGATGCCGGAGATTGAGTCAAAGGTTTCAGTACCTTCTTCCTTGAAGCAGCAAGCAATGAGTCCCTCTTCCGCTTCAATATTATTTGGGTGGATTATCTGATCGTTCATTTATTCGTTCTTTCATTATGTTGAGACATTGACCAAGGAATTTCATTTTGTCCTTGTAGATCTCTGGATTTTTTTCTTTTGTTAGTGCTTCGTAAGAACGTATTGCTACGTCTATTCCGTCTCTTAAATGTGCTTGGTAGTCTGTAGTCATAGTAGAATAATATAGCACAGTTGTCATATAAAAAGGGACGCAGATAAGTCTGCGCCCCCAAGTATATATTACAGAACTACTTCGATCTCTCTAGCATTCCGAGAGCGATTAGGCTGTAGCCAATCAAGTCCCGGTAAATGTCTTTAATGGAGTCTCCATTGTTGTCGAGAGTTAGGTTTCCGTCGTTGCAGAATGACTTCATTCTTTGGAACTTGTCTTGCATCCGCAAGGACAGTCCGAGTAATGGGTCAATTCCAAAATCCCTAGAACCATCAAAGTTCTCGAAAGGATTGTCGCAGGACTTGCCACCTGTGTAGTCTGAGTTTTTCTTACCAGTAAGGTCAAGGATCTCTTTAATCTCGGATTGGCGAAATTCCTCCCACCAAGCCTTATTATAGAAACCCTTGTTACCTTCGGACAACTGCTCTTCCGTCATTAGAAAGGAAGCGCTTCGCTTGCTTGAGCTACTGCTGGAGCAGCCTCGGCTTCACGAGGTTTGTCAACGGTAATGCTGAGATATTTCTTCCCAGCTTTTGAGACTTGTGACCAGGCGGAAAGATAGAAATCTTCGCCGTTCACGTTGAGCTTCCCTTTTAAGTCGGGATGCTTTTCTGTTTTCTTTTCCGAGGGGAACAATGCTCCCCGATTTGTGTCGTCGTATTTTTGTTCTGACATATTATTTATGGTTATTGTTGGACTAGATTAATTCATCAAGCGATGGTGCGCTTGATCTTGTTTGTGCCGGGGTCGGCTTTGTTTTTCCGTGCGTGTTAGTAGCATCGGCGTCCTTCGTATCGTCGATACAGAACAGACCATTCAATGCGTACTTACGAGCATAGCTAGAGGCACTTCCAGAAATTTGGCTAACGTCCATTCCTTTCTTGTCTTCAGCTTCACGAGCATAAGCGCTAACGCTTAGTTGTGCGCCAACAAAGTCTACGACTGCTGCTGACGCTTTTACATACACTCTTCCCCCGATCTCTACGATTTCATCGTTGATTATTAGGGCCAGATTCTCTTGAGTGAGAAGTGGTTTGAGTGCTTCGAGGATGTCCTCGGCTGATCGGTACTTATAATTACCGAACTTATTTGTTTGTCCCTTCGGAGCTACTAGCTTCGACTGAACTCTTTGTAGTCTTTCGACTAACGTGGTTGTGTCTTCATTCATATTTTATTTTGGTTAGTTTACGAAAAAGTTTTGCTCTGTCCTTTTCATTAGAACATTCTTCAAGTTCTTCTTTGCTCGCTCCTATGCGCTCCAACTCTGTCGTTTGTTCGGCGGATGTCAAGACTCTAATAAATCTTTTGGTAAGCTGTGTAAGTCCCACCGGGTGAAGCACTTCTGTCTTGCATTCGTACAAGTATTTAGCCATTGCCTCCAATGTTATTGGCAAGAAATCTTTCTGGCCCTTGCACATTTTGAAATAAAAGTTTTCTACTTTACCAAGTAGACTGTTCGCTTGTCTTGATATAACTCCTCGAACCATCCCGGTGTCGTGGTCGTGGTCAAGAACCCAGTCGTCAGTAACGATGTCCAGTATTGGACATCTCTTCGGAGAGTTTTCTTCTCTGTACTTTTTTACTTTATCCTGGGACAAGTATGTCATAGCGAGTATATACTGGATTCGTCCTTAGAGGTTTCGATTAATTGTCTCAACTTGTTGTTGGTCTCTATCAGTTCTAAGTTTACTTTCTTTAAGTGTTCAATCTTCTTTTGCAAACCCTCGTTCTCTAATTGTTTTATTGCGGAGTTAATTCTAAAAGTTTTAATTTTATATTTTAAAGAAATCATTTCTTCTCTGAGTTTTTCTGTATAGTTTTCCATTTAAAGTTCTATTACGTCTATTATTTTTGCTTGTGATCCTCTCTTCAGAGTACAACATTTGTTTCTGTCGGGAGCTTTCTTTGTTATTAGTTTAACTGCGTCCTTACTATTGTGCGCCCACTTAATTGTGGAGCTTGTAAAGTCTTCGGGCATATCAAAATTTTTGTAAATTATTTTGTACCTCTGCACTATCTCTTGGGCTGAATGCACATTCTCTCAGTCCAGTAAAGTCTCGCGGCTTGTTTGGCTGCGTCAAGGTAGTGCGTCTTAGCTTTCTCACTCCACCATAGGTGGTAGTGTTCCGCTGTGCTAGTACATATACTCACCGACAAACA